CCCAAAAAATACCCCGGGGGAACAAAAATCTGGAGTAATTCCACTTTTGTTCTCGGGTATACCCTTCGGACACCCTATGAAAGGAGGGTAGATGGCTGCCAAAAAGCCTGAAGAAAATTCTGATTTGGTACCAAAGAGGCGTCCGAGGCCTGCCGTCACCCTCGAAGCACGCGAGAATCAGATGATTGCTCTTGCAGTCGATCTCGCAGAGAAGCAACTGAGGGAAGGGACGGCCTCCGCACAGGTGGTCACGCATTTTCTGAGACTAGGCACTTCTCGAGAGCGCCTAGAACAGGAGAAGTTGGCCAAGGAGAACGAGTTGCTTAGGTCTAGGACCGAGCAGATCGCCTCTGGTGCCCGGGTTGAGGAGCTATACAAAGCAGCACTCAACTCGATGCGCTCGTACGCGGGCCAAGACCCTATGGATGACTACGATGACGAGTTCTAAGAGCTATAGAGAACTCCGTCGTCTCGAAACGTTCGAGGAACGCTTTCGATATTTGTCCTTGAGGGGCGAGATAGGCGTTTCAACCTTCGGATACGACCGTTGGTTGAATCAAAGGTTCTACACATCACGTGAATGGCGTCAACTCAGAGACCACATCATCGTCCGAGATGAAGGTTGCGATCTGGGTGTTATCGGCTATGAGATCCACGATAAGATCCTGGTTCATCACATGAACCCAGTCATTATCGACGATCTAGTGGCAGGTGAAGACTCCCTTCTCGACCCCGACAACCTTATCACGACTACGCACCAGACTCATAACGCCATTCACTATGGCGACGAGAGCCTTTTGCCTCGTAAACACGTGGACAGGACGTTCGGGGACACTCAATTGTGGACTAGGAGGCGATCATGACCGTTGGACCCAGTGATTTCACTGAGGAAGACATGGAGGTCGACGTAATCGACCCCAGCGAGATCGACGCAAGCGAGATTGGAGTCGAAGACAATGACTCTGACTGAAGCGCAGATGCGTGCAGACCTCGTCAAGAACGGACTGGCTCAGGTAGGCCATCTGTACCGAGATTCCTCGGTTCCGACCAACTGGCCACCTCAGCAGTTCGACTGTTCAGTGTTCACGCACTGGCTCAACGCCAAGTACGGCGTCAACATCGACAGCGGTCGGCTGGAGTCACTTCCCTGGCCTCCTCCCGAGCCGTCGCCCTGGCACAAGTACCAGGGTTACACCCTGGATCAGCAGTCTGCCGCCCACGCACATGCAGATTCGATCGTATCCTTCCGCAACATTGCGCCTGGCGACCGTCTCTACTACGACAAGCCCGGTGAGCACCACGTCGTCATGTACATCGGAAACGGTAAGGTCGTCCACGCGGCTGGTACGGCCTATGGAGTCATCGTTTCCAGTGTCGTGGGACCAGATACCACGGGCTTTGGCGGTAAGACGCTTTCTCTGTGCGTCTCGGCTACTCGATTTGCTACGGCAGTCGGGTACAAGTTCGCCGCGCCGACTACGACGCCCGCTCCGAAGCCTCCGGCTGGACTCCCAACGGTCCTCCTTTCGCATCTCCTCTCGGCGATCGCAAAGGACGGCCCTGCAGCCCAGGGGCACACCACATACAAGGCCGAAGTCCTTCTCGTCGAGAAGGGTCTGGCTGCCGAAGGACTGCTTGCCGGCTACCTCGTTGATGGTTCTGCAGGCACCAGTTCGTTCGGTCCCGGCTCGGCCTACCAGAACTGGCAGGTGCGCTGTGGATACTCGGGCAAGGATGCCGATGGCATTCCTGGCAAGACAAGTCTCACAACCCTTGGCAAGCGCCACGGGTTCAACGTCGTCTGAGGAGATTGACATGCCTGTTCTAAATCTCCAATGGACGGTCTTCGGCAGACCGGTAAAGCCGGTAGCCCTAGTTCTGTTGGGCACTATGCTCCTTCTTGGCATCACTGCCATCACGGATATTGGTGTCCTGGGGAATACGGAATGGGGTGACGTCCTCGGCGGTTTCGCATTCTCGTCAGCGATCTTGTTCATCATCGCATGGATCAAGGGTTCTCAAACCATTGCGGAGTGGGCCCTACTAGGGGCCTTCTTTGTATGGGGTCTCAGGTTCTGGGCTATCGTCTTCACCCTGGGCGCCCACGCTCTCTCATCCGAGGGTCTCTACTTGTCATTCTTGTGGATGATCCTCGCTGGTGGCAGTTGGTTTCTTGAGAGACAAGATCCTAATGCCACAGTGGGAATTCGAGGTGAAAAGTGGACCCCTCGCTGATCGCAGTACTGGCTCTAGTTGCTAGTGCCCTTCAGGTGGCTCTCATCCGAGTGATCGACTACTACTACCCTCGAGGCCACACTCGTGTCGACGACAAAATCGCCGAAGAGAAGGCTAAGCATGACATCGAGGACGAAGACGACACCGAGAACAAGTAAGGAGGTGAATCATGAGCAGCATTCTTACCGATACGAAGAAGATCCTTGGCATCGCAGAGGATTACACGGCGTTTGATATCGACGTCGTGATGCACATCAATAGTGCATTGGCAACACTCAACCAGATCGGCATTGGACCCGAGGAAGGGTTCGATATTTCGGATGAAACTGCTGAGTGGAGTGATTTCATCAGCGATGACAAGCGGCTCAACTCGGTAAAGACCTATGTGTACCTCCGAGTTCGGCTGCTGTTCGATCCTCCTGCGACTTCATTCCACCTGGACGCCATCCAGAAGCAGCTCACCGAACTTGAATGGCGTTTGAACGTGGTCCGTGAGTCCTACGCATGGACTCCGCCAGTGGTTCCTGAGGTCGAAGAGATCGTCTATGATGGTGGAGGTCCGTGATGCCTACGTCATTCCGGCCTAGGCGCGGACCCTCCGCCGTCTGGACAGCAAAGAATCCTCGTCTTCACGAAGGTGAGATGGGATTTGAAACCGATACCGGTCAGTACAAGATCGGTGACGGGTCTACTCGCTGGTCAGATCTTCCATACTACGCCAACTTTGGCACCACCAAAGAGTTCATCCTCGATCACATCGATGCGGCTACCATCGGACCTCAGGGTCCTGCTGGTCCACAGGGAGATCCGGGCACGCCTGGAGTAGATGGCGTTGATGGCGCTCCTGGTCCTCAGGGTATCCAAGGCCCTAAGGGCGATACCGGCGATACCGGCCCTCAAGGGGATCAGGGACCCGCTGGTTCAAATGGTGCTGATGGCGCACAGGGACCTCAAGGAATCCAAGGCGTTCCAGGTGATACTGGGCCTCAGGGAGACCAAGGTCCTGCTGGTACCAACGGCGTTGATGGCGCTCAGGGACCTCAAGGTATCCAAGGCCCAAAGGGTGACACGGGCGATACCGGTGCTCAGGGCATCCAAGGTCCTAAGGGCGATACCGGTGTGCAAGGAACCCAGGGACTAAAGGGTGACACTGGTGCTCAGGGCATCCAAGGTCCTAAGGGCGATACTGGTGCTGCTGGAGCAACTGGCGCAACTGGTGCGCAAGGACCTCAAGGTATCCAAGGCGCCACCGGTAATACCGGCGCACAAGGTGCTACCGGCGCTCAGGGAGCAACTGGCCCTGGTGTCGTTGCGGTTTCCTTTACGCGCGCGGGCGCGCTTACTACGGGCGTTGGAACGTTCCGTTGGTATTGCGAGTACACGGGTGTGATCAAGGGAATTCGCATCGCAGCAGGCACTGCTCCTACTGGCGCATCCGTCATCACCGACATCAACAAGAACGGCACGACGATCTTTTCCACTCAGGGTAACCGTCCTGCCATTGCCGCAGGTGCAAATGCCTCCGGCTACGTCACCAACATGAACACGACAGCGCTTGCTGCTGGCGACTACCTGACTGTCGATGTCGATCAGATCGGTAGTACAGTTGCAGGTTCCGATCTCGTCGTTACGGTCTGGCTGACCGTGACTGGCGTCCCGTAGGAAGGGCCATAATGGCACAGTACACCATTACTCAGGCCAGTGCCCGACTTGCTGTTGCCAGTCAGGGCCTTCTGCCTCGAGTAGAAATCGGCATGCTCAAGTACGCCGCCACTCGATGGGGCACTGCGATCAACGATGTGGAGAAGACCTACATTCGTCGACTTGCGGGGAACCCCACTGGTGAGGCAAATGCAGCTCTTCCGCTCGTTCTGGCTGTTTCCAACGTTGCGGATGCTGCAAACGATCCCACCGACACCGAACTGACCACCACTATCACGGCGATCTGGTCCTTCCTCGTTGGCGCGTAGGAGGGACCATGTCTATTGCGCTTCGGGGTAAAGCCTCGGTCGCAGCATACAATGATGCCACCATCACACAGGCTATGTTCAACGTTGCACCGCAAGCGGGCGACCTTCTTGTTGCCTTTGTGAGCGCGTCTATTGACGTTAGTTACAGCCTTGTTCCGCCACAATACACATATGACTTTACCGGTTGGACACAGATTCTTAATGCCTACACCGGATTTGGTGGAGGAGGCCCAGTGTATGACTGGGATCTTGACGACGGAACTTACTATTACTATGGGAATGCTTAAGAGCACCGCCCATCGTAAGTGGTGGAATAGTTCAGACACAAACTACGTATTGCACTCTCCAGACACATCTACTGAATTTGCATTTTCTATCCTGGCGTTTTCTGGAGTAGATCCAACCACGCCAATTGATGGAACTCCACAGGCAAATTCAAATTCTCTAACTACATATGCAACAACAGCATCTGTTGCTAATGACCTTCTTCTAGTTGCTGGAGCTACAGACAATCCTTTCAACCAGGTTCTTAGCGGACCAACAGGTATGACTGTCGACCACAACATTGCAAGTCCAAGTGGTAAAGTTCACTTGCTTGTGGCGGAAGAAGCTCGTGCGGCTTCAGGATCTACCGGAACTAGAACGGTCGGGAACTCATTGTCTCCGACTGGAGCACATTCAATGGCAGTCCTCCTCAAGCCTCAGCAGGCAGCCGCTGCTGCTTCTCAGGGTTGGGGCATCCGCACAAGTTAGAGAGGAGGTAAGATGGAGACTCTTGAAGAGTTTCTTGCTCACCACGGCATCAAGGGCATGAAGTGGGGCGTCCGTCGGTCTCGTCCATCAGGCGGGTCGGCTCCAGCACATCCTAAGTCTGCTGATGCTGCTCGAGCAGTAGAGATCAAGCGACTCATTGAGGCGCACGGGACCTCTTCGGTCTCAAATGCGGACCTAAAGCTTCTGAATGATCGAGCAGGTCTCGAGACAAAGTACCATCAGCTCTTCCCGGCAAAGGAATCCCTTGCCAAGAAGGGCGCCAAAATGGCTGGTGACATTCTCATCAGTGTTGGGCGTGCTCAGGCAACTGCGTACCTCAACAAGCAGGTTGGTAAGGCTCTACTTGGTACTCCGAATACCGAGACCAAGAAGATCAAGCTTCCTCCGCCTACTCCGAAGCCCGAGTTCAAGACCAAGGTTGGTTTCGTTAGATAGAAGGGAGGGTTGACGTGGCGCTATCCAACAAAGCGACTCCTCGGTATTACTACGAGTTCAGAGTCAAGGTTCTAGCCGGGCAGATTCCTGTGTGTCGGGAAATCTCAATGGAGATGAACCGAATCGATGCGCTAATCGCCAACCCAAACATCTACTATGACGACCAAGCGGTCGAGGGTTGGGTTCGCTACTGCGAGCATGAACTCACTCTAACCGATGGTTCTGATCTTCATCTTCTTGATTCGTTCAAACTGTGGGCCGAGCAGATTTTTGGTTGGTATTACTTCGTTGACCGGAGTGTCTATCAACCAGGAAAGAACGGCAAGGCCGGCAGTTACATAACAAAGACCATCAAGAAGCGTTTGACCACAAAGCAGTACCTGATTGTTGCTCGAGGTGCAGCCAAATCTATGTATGCGTCTTGCATTCAGAGTTTCTTCCTGAATGTTGATACGTCTACAACCCACCAGATCACAACTGCCCCGACAATGAAACAGGCGGAAGAGGTAATGTCTCCTATGCGCACGAGCATTACGCGCGCCCGCGGGCCACTCTTCCAATTCCTGACCGAAGGTTCATTGCAGAACACGACTGGATCCCGAGCCATGCGTGTTAAACTTGCTTCGACTAAGAAGGGCATTGAGAACTTCCTTACTGGTTCTCTTTGTGAAATCCGTCCTATGTCGATCAACAAACTGCAGGGTCTACGGCCTAAGGTCTCAACCATTGATGAGTGGTTGTCCGGCGATCTTCGTGAAGATGTCGTTGGAGCAGTCGAACAGGGCGCCTCGAAACTTGAGGACTACCTGATCGTCGCCATCAGTTCCGAGGGAACAGTTCGAAATGGTTCGGGAGACACGATCAAAATGGAGTTGCAGGACATCCTTAAGGGTGACTACCTGGCTCCGCACATTTCGATCTGGCACTACAAGTTGGACGAGCTCGAGGAGGTAGGTGACCCAGCAATGTGGGTTAAGGCCAACCCCAACCTCGGACTAACTGTCACCTACGAGACTTACCAACTTGATGTCGAGCGTGCCGAGAAAGCACCGGCGTCTCGCAATGATATTCTGGCCAAGCGCTTTGGGATTCCTATGGAGGGGTACACCTACTTCTTCACGTACGAGGAAACCCTCACTCATCGACCACGTAAGTTCTGGAAGATGCCGTGTGCTCTTGGTGCAGATCTATCACAGGGCGATGACTTCTGTGCGTTCACGTTCCTCTTCCCGATTACTAACGGGAAGTTCGGAGTCAAGACTCGAAGTTACATTACCTCACTAACGTTGGACAAACTCCCTGGTGCAATGCGTCACAAGTACGAGGAGTTTATCAACGAAGGTAGTCTTCATGTTCTTGAAGGCACGGTCCTCGACATGATGGAGGTCTACGAAGACCTCGACGACCATATTATGCGATCTGAGTACGACGTTCGTGCTCTGGGTTTCGACCCATACAATGCTAAAGAGTTCGTTACTCGCTGGGAACAGGAGAACGGCCCATTTGGCATCGAGAAAGTCATCCAAGGCGCGAGAACCGAGTCGGTTCCTCTTGGTGAACTCAAGATTTTGAGCGAAGAGCGCATGCTCATATTTGACGAGAAACTTATGTCTTTCGCAATGGGCAATGCAATTACTCTTGAGGATACTAACGGCAACCGAAAGCTTCTCAAGAGGCGCCAGGATGAAAAGATCGACAACGTGTCCGCTCTCATGGATGCGTATGTTGCTTACAAAGCCAACAAGGAGGCATTCGAATGAGAGGAGGTGACCTATGGCAGGTTTCAGTTCGCGTTTGAAGCACGCTTGGAACGCGTTCACCAACCAAAACGCTCCACTAGAAGAGATGGGCGGAGGCTACGTAGCTTCATATGGTGCTCGACCGGATCGTCCGCGACTTCGTATCACGAACGAACGATCGATCATCTCCTCAATCTACAACCGAGTCGCAATCGATGTTGCACAGAACGAGATCAGGCACGTCCGCCTGGACGACCAGGGTCGTTACATCGACGACATCGACAGTGGTCTGAACAATTGTCTTACGCTCGAGGCCAATATCGACCAGGGTGCTCGTGCCCTTCGTCAGGACATTGCACTGACACTCTTCGACAAGGGTGTCGCAGCAATCGTTCCCGTCGATACGACACTCAACCCTTCAGTCACGGGTTCGTTTGACATCCAGACCATGCGAGTCGGGGAGATCGTCGGCTGGTACCCAAGGCATGTTCGTGTGAGTCTTTACAATGACGCTCTTGGGCGACGTGTAGAGATCCCCCTCGAGAAGAAGTTTGTTGCTATTGTCGAGAATCCGCTCTATTCAGTGATGAATGAGCCCAACTCGACTCTTCAGCGACTCATTCGAAAGCTGAACATGCTCGATGCAGTCGATGAGCAGAGTGCCTCTGGCAAGCTGGACCTGATCATTCAGCTTCCTTATGTCATCAAATCTGACGCTCGTCGCGCGCAGGCAGAGCAGCGTCGTCAGGACATTGAGTTCCAGCTCAAGGGTTCGCAGTACGGCATTGCTTACACCGATGGCACTGAGAAGATCACTCAGCTCAACCGTCCGGCAGAGAACAACCTCATGGCCCAGGTTGAGTTCCTGACGACCATGCTATACGGGCAGCTTGGTCTGACCGAAGAGGTCATGAATGGTACGGCGGACGAGAAGACTATGCTGAACTACCGGCAGAGGACAATCGTTCCTATCATGGACGCCATTGTGGAGTCGATGAACCGTACGTTCCTTACCAAAACGGCGAGGACGCAAAAGCAGTCCATCAAGTACTTCTACAACCCGTTTGCACTTGTACCGATCTCGACCATTGCCGACATCGCCGACAAGTTCTCTCGGAACGAAATCCTAACAAGCAACGAACTGCGTGGCGTTATCGGTTACAAGCCGGCAAAGGACAAGAATGCAGACAAGTTGGTCAACTCCAACATGCCACAACCAAGTCCGACGCCGACCACACCGCAACCGGATCCGAACAAGATGCCGATGGATCCCAACGCCATGAACAACCATCAGACGGCACTGGCCGTTGCGACAACACAGAAGGGAGCCAGTCAAAATGGGAGCTGATTTTAGCGGCTACGCCACCAAGGCTGGGCTTAAGTGCTCCGACGGCCGAACCATCATGCCTCACGCTTTCAAGGAGCAGGATGGCGTCACGGTTCCGCTCGTCTGGCAGCACGGTCACACCACGTCCGACAACGTTCTCGGTCACGCTGTGCTCGAGAACCGCGAAGATGGCGTGTACTGCTACGGATTCTTCAACGACACCCCGTCGGGGCAGAATGCGAAGAAGCTCGTGCAGCACAAGGACATCGTCTCGCTGTCCATCTACGCCAACCGTCTCGTCGAGCAGTCGAAGCAGGTCCTTCACGGTATGATCCGTGAGGTCAGCCTCGTCCTGTCGGGTGCCAACCCCGGCGCGCTGATCGACAACGTCCAGCTTGCCCACGCCGACGGCGACGTCGAGACCCTGGTCGATGAGGCCGTCATCTTCACGGGTCTGTCGCTCGAGCACGAGGACAAGCCGGAGGGCAAGACCGAGGAGAAGACCGAGGAGCCGGTGGTGGAGCACCAGGTTTCCGCGGATGCGACCGTTCAGGACGTCTACGACAGCCTGACCGACGAGCAGAAGAACCTCGTCCACTTCATGATTGGTGCGGCCATGGAGGCTGCAAACGCTCAGCACGACGACACCAACAACGGCGACGAGGGCGACCTCGAGCACAAGGAAGGAACCACTGACATGGGCGAGAAGCACAACGTGTTCGAGCAGCAGGGCAGCTCCGACACCAAGCCCGAGTACACCCTCACGCACTCGGACATCCAGGCCATCGTCGCCGACGCCCAGACCAAGGGCTCGCTGAAGCTGGCGGTCGAGGACTTCGCACTCGCGCACGGGATCGAGAACATCGACATCCTGTTCCCGGACGCGCGGGAGACCAACAACACCCCCGAGTTCGACAAGCGTCGGACCGAGTGGGTCGCCGGCGTGCTCGGCGGGACTCGGCACTCGCCGTTCTCGCGCATCAAGACCACGACCGCCGACATCACGATGGAGGAGGCGCGTGCCAAGGGTTACATCAAGGGCACGCTGAAGAAGGAGGAGTTCTTCTCCGTCACGAAGCGCGTCACCACGCCCACCACCATCTACAAGAAGCAGAAGCTCGACCGTGACGACATCGTCGACATCACCGACTTCGACGTCGTCTCGTGGATGAAGGGCGAGATGCGCCTCATGCTCGACGAGGAGCTCGCTCGCGCGGTGCTCATCTCGGACGGTCGCGAGGTCGACGACGAGGACAAGATCAACGAGAACAACATTCGCCCGATCTCGAAGGAGCACGAGCTCTTCGCGACCACGGTGAACGTCAACCTCGACGACTCCAACTCCTCGATCTCCGAGGTCGTGGACGCCATCATCTCGGCCCGCAAGTACTACAAGGGCACCGGGACGCCGACGTTCTACACCACCGAGCCTGTCATCACCAAGTTCCTGCTGCTGCGTGATGGTCTTGGCCGTCGTCTCTACCGCAACCTGCAGGAGCTCGCCGACGAGCTGCGCGTGGCGTCCATCGTCGCCGTCGAGGTCATGGAGGACGAGCCCGACCTGGTCGGCATCATCGTCAACCTGTCCGACTACATTCTCGGTGCGGACCGTGGTGGCGAGGTCAACATGTTCGATGACTTCGACATCGACTACAACCAGTACAAGTACCTGATCGAGACCCGCGTCTCCGGCGCGCTCGTCAAGATCAAGTCCGCGCTGGTCATCCGCAAGACCGCCGGTGGCAACGTTCTCGTGGCCCCCGAGGTTCCGAGCCGTGATGGCAATGAGATCACCCTCCCGACCACGTCGCACGTGACCTACACGGTCACTGGTGACGCCTCGGCCGTTCAGGGTGTCGTCACGCTCACCGACGGCGACTCGGTCCTCGTCACGGCTACGCCCGACAGCGGCTACTACTTCGCGGTGTCGGCCGACTCGAGCTGGTCCTACAGCTACCAGGCGTAGCACAACTACCCGATGGCAAAGTTCTTCGGTAAAATCGGGTACGGAGAGACGGAGGAAACCACTCCGGGAGTGTGGACTGACACCATCGTCATCAAGGAATACTATGGCGATGTTCTTAAGAACACGCGAAAACTCTCGGAGGGCGAGAACCTCAACAAGGATCTCTCCGTGGCAAACTCGATCAGCATCGTAGCTGATGCTTATGCCAACGAACACTTCTTTGCCATCCGCTACGTGGAGTGGGCGGGGGCTCTGTGGACTGTTGATTCAGTCGAAGTGCAGAGTCCTCGCCTCCTCCTGCGGCTGGGAGGTGTGTACAATGGCCCCACGGGATGAACTGCATGATCTCCTGAAGGAGATTCTGGGTTCTGACAATGTATATTTCCAGCCACCCAACAACGTGGCGATGAAATACCCGTGCATCGTCTACAAGAGGGATCTTTCCTCGACGGATTTTGCTGACAACGGTCCTTATCGCTCAATGAAGCGGTATCAGGTCACAGTCATCGATGCAGATCCAGACAGCGAAGTTCCTGAAAAGGTAGCTGCTCTGCCAATGTGCCTGTTCATCAGGTTCTTTACGGCAGAGAACCTCAACCACGACGTCTTCAACCTCTTCTTCTAAGGAGACCATGCAATGAGCAAGATCCTTTGGGACCAGGTCGGTGAGCGGTTCTACGAGACCGGCGTCGACCGGGGTGTTCTCTACATCCCGAACAACGGTGTCTACGAGGAGGGTGTCGCTTGGAACGGTCTTACGACCGTCACCGAGTCTCCCTCGGGCGCGGACGCCACCGCCGTCTATGCGGACAACATCAAGTACCTGAACCTCGTGGCTGCTGAGCAGTTCGGCGGCACCATCGAGGCTCACACGTACCCGGATGAGTTCGCGCAGTGCGACGGCACGGCGATCGTCAACGGCGGCGTCATGATCGGCCAGCAGTCGCGGAAGACCTTCGGTCTCTGCTACCGCACCAAGGTCGGCAACGACGTCGATGGCGCTGACCTCGGCTACAAGCTGCACCTCGTCTACGGTGCCCTCGCGGCTCCGTCCGAGAAGGCTTACGCCTCGGTCAACGACGCTCCGGAGGCGCTGGCCTTCAGTTGGACCTTCTCGACCACCCCGGTGGATGTGACCGGCATGAAGCCGACCGCGATCCTGACCGTGGACTCGACCAAGGTTCCGGCTGCCAACCTCGCGGCCCTCGAGGACGCTCTCTACGGGACGGCCGGCACCGAGCCGCGTCTTCCGCTCCCTGACGAGGTCGTCGCCATGTTCGCGGGTGCCCAGACGGCGGTCACGCCCACCTCGCCGACCTTCGTGTCGACGACCGGCGTCATCACCATCCCGTCCGTCACCGGCGTCAAGTACCGCCGTGCGGACACCAACGCTGTCGTCACCGGGACGACCACGATCTCCGGCGGTGCCGGTGCTTCGCTGGTCATCACGGCGGAGCCGGCCGATGGTACCTACAAGTTCACGCCGAACTCCGACAACGACTGGTCGTTCGTCCGCACCGCCTAACAGCAAGGAGGCCAGAGAGTGCTCACTATTGTTGTGCCTGCCGTCGAGATCTTCGACGAGGAGACCCAAACGTTCAAGGAGTCAGAGTCGTTTACTCTGAACCTGGAGCACTCTCTGGTCTCGCTGTCAAAATGGGAGTCAGAATTCGAGAAACCGTTCCTTGGTAGGGATGAAAAGTCTACGGCAGAGATCATTGCATACATCAGATGCATGACAATTTCTCCGGAGGTTCCTTCGTACCTTTACCTGCAACTGTCTCCCGACAATCTGAACTCAGTAAACGAGTACATCAACAAGAAGATGACTGCTACTTGGTTTCCGGATGAGCAGAATCAACCGAGGAGTCGAGAAGTTATCACCGCCGAGTTGATCTATTACTGGCTGATTGCCCTTCAGATTCCACTTGAAGTAGAAACGTGGCATTTGAATCGGTTGTTCACTCTTGTCCGAGTTGTGAACATGAAGAACCAGCCTGCCAAGAAGCTTTCCAAGCGCGAGATCGGTGCAAGGAACTCTGCACTCAATGCTCAGCGACGAGCACAGCTCGGAACCCGAGGCTAGGAGGTAACCATGGCAAAACTCACTTGGGGAACTCCTGGTGAGAGGTACTACGAGGCCGGAGTCGATCGCGGGGCTGTCTACATCGATGGTGTAGGCATTGCCTGGAGTGGTCTGACTGCCGTATCCGAAAAATCCCCCGGGGGAGATGTCTCAGAGTTCTTTCTGGATGGCATCAAGTACGCCCAGCTTATGTCGGCGGAGGACTTTGAGGCAACGGTCGAGGCACTCGGCTACCCAAGAGAGTTCGCACAGTGCGATGGCACTCTCGAGGTCCACAACGGACTCTTTGCGACTCAGCAGCGTCGTAAGACCTTCAACATGACCTACCGGACCAAGGTAGGCAATGATGTTTCTGGTATTGATCTTGGATACAAGATTCATCTGGTATACAACGCGCTCGCGTCGCCCACAGACCGCAGTAACCAGACTCTTACGGATGCAGCGGCTCCGATGACGTTCAGTTGGAACATGACAACTGTTCCGAGTCAGGTTTCGGGTATTCGTCCCACCGCCCACTTCGTAGTGGACTCTCGAACGGCCAACGCAGGAGTTCTTGCAACTCTTGAGAATCTTCTCTACGGAACAAACGTGGCTGCGCCAAACTTCCCGACGGCGTCTGCGTTGGTGGCGATGTTCGCATGACTAGACTGAATTGGGATGTTCTGTCTGAGCGTCTCTATCGGTCTGGTGTCGATCATGGTGTTCTATATTTTGCCGGAAAAGCTGTTGTCTGGAGCGGTTTGACTTCAGTCAACGAGCAAAGTCCGACCGACAGTCCTGAGGTCCAGTTCTATGATGGGCAAAAGTATGTTGTCCAACAAACTCCAATTGGATTTACGGCAGAGGTCGAGGCTCTTACTTATCCCGCAGAATTGGACGAGTACGACTCATTTGGGTTCTCATACAGGAACCAACTTGATCCAGGGTACGAGATGCACATCGTCTATAACGCATCGTTTAGTCCTCAAGACGATCAACACCAATCTTTGACGGATCAGTCAGAACTTGCTCCGTTCAAATGGGTCATAACGTCCATACCCACCCAAATCGACTCATTGCGGGCAACTGCGCATATTGTCGTGGATTCCAACAACGCCAATTCAAGTGCTCTAAGTGCTCTAGAAGATCTGTTGTATGGAACAAAAACGACGATGCCTAGATTGCCTACAATCCCAGAGATCATGACTCTATGGGAGTCTCTCGGGTCGTTCTTGGTGGTCGACAATCATGATGGCACATACACCATCACAGGACCAGACTCCTGGTTCAACGTCTCCGGCACGACAATCGACATCACCAGTCCATCGATCGATATTCTCGATCCGGATAGGTATCAAATCCGATCTTGGTAAGGAGGAGCCTTGGCTACTGCAACCATATTTTCATACGCACGAGCTCTGGCGATGGAAGCGGCTACTATCATCAGCGGAGCTGTCAATGGTAGTGGTCACCTGATCCTTACCAAACACGATGGAGGTACGGTCGATGCGGGGTATGTCGTCGGGCCGGTCGGTCCCTCAGGAACCATCATTGTCTTTGCAGGAACTGGAACACCTTCTGGCTGGCTACTCTGTGACGGCAGTTCCGTCCTCCGCAACGACTATCCTGCGCTCTTTGCGGCCATCGGTACCACTTACGGAGCCGCAGACGGAACGCATTTCACCCTCCCGAACCTCAAGGGTAAAATCCCGGTCGGGCAAGACGCCGGTCAAACGGAATTCGATGTCCTAGGTGAGACTGGCGGAGAAAAGACGCATGTTCTGACGAGTGGAGAGTTGGCAGGTCACACTCACACTAGTGCAGCACACACGCACGCCAACCAGGCTCACAACCACATTCAAGATGCACACAACCATACTCAGAATGCTCACGACCACACCAGCGCAGGGCACACGCACAGCACTCCTGCACACGCGCATGCACTCAGCACTGTCCTTGCTACTGTTGTCGCTGCAGGATCAGGAACTAGCGATAATGGTGGAGGTTCTGTAGCACAGGGTGGAGCAACAGGTCGTTTCACGCACACCATTAGTGGTTCGACTGCTAGTGATGGCGCAAGCACTTCTGGTTCAACAACCCCAGGTAACGTAGGTTCTTCAACACCAACGAACCAGGCAACGACCGCTACAAACCAGGCAACCACGGCTCCAGACACACTTTCAACAACTCCAGGTGCAACTGGATCGACTGGTTCCGGCACTGCACACAACAATCTGCAGCCCTACGTCGTCATGAACTACCTCATCAAGACCTGATTGGAGGAGTTGTGTTCACTCTTACATCAAGCGGCTCCTTCAGCAAGATTGAGGAGTTCCTCCGCGGAGGAAAGCGCAAGTCCATATTCAGCCAGCTAGATGCGTACGGACGCGAGGGTGTTCGAGCCCTAGCAAGCGCTACCCCTGTGGATACGTCCGAGACCGCCAATTCGTGGTACTACGAGATCGGGCAAGACTCAAAGGGCGTATATTTGGAGTGGCACAACGACAGCATGGCGGGACAGACTCCCGTGGTCATTCTGTTGCAGTACGGGCATGGCACGGGTACGGGCGGTTACGTCCAAGGCAAAGACTTCATCAATCCCGCGATCCAACCACTCATGGACAAGATCGCTGACGGCGTGTGGAAGGTGGTGACCAGCTAATGGGCTCTATTGACGATCGTGTAGTCCGGTTGAACTTCGACAACAAGCAGTTCGAGTCGGCTACGGCTGCCTCAATGTCCACGCTGGACAAGCTGAAGCAGAGTTTGGCTTCTCCTCTCGCCGCCAAGGGCATGAATGAGGTAGCCAGCACTATTGGAAAGATGGACCTCAGTCCGCTCAGTACTCAGGTTGAAGGTGTCTCTGCAAAGTTCCTGGCCCTTGCTACGATCGGTGTCACAACCCTCTCGAGGATCACCGATGCGGCAATTTCCGCCGGAACGTCCATCGTCAAGTCACTTACGGTCGATCCACTCGCTACGGGTTGGCATGACTATGAGACCCAGATCAACGCTGTCCAGACGATCATGGCTAACACTGGTCTGGCTGGCAGTAAGGGCTTGAAGATCGTTGAGGCAACTCTTGCAGACCTCAATGAGTATGCCAACCTCACCATCTATGACTTCTCGCAGATGACCCAGAACATCGGTCGCTTCACCGCTGCTGGCGTCAAGATCAAGCCGGCTACGGACGCGATCAAGGGTATGGCCAACGTTGCTGCTCTTACTGGCGCCAGTACAGAACAGCTCGGCATGGCATATTACCAGATGAGCCAGGCCCTGGCCACCGGAACGATCAAGCTCATGGACTGGAACTCACTGGCAAATGCCAACATGGGTACCGAGAACATGAAGCAGGCTCTCATGGCTACGGCTAAGACGCTTGGTGATCACGGCGCCGCCATGGACAAGGCCATCAAGAAGAATGGCAACTTCCGAGACTCACTGCAGGCTGGTTGGCTTACCGCAGACGTCTTCACGAAGACGATGAGTGTCATGGCTGGTACCCTCGACAAGACGACGGGTAAGTACAGGGCCTTCAGCGTTGCCGAACTCAAGGCCAAGGGTTACACCGAGGCTCAGGCCAAGTCCCTGCAGAAGCTTTCGCAGGCCGCGATCGAGTCTGCGATTAACATCCGTACCTACAGCCAGATGATCGAGGCCGTGCAGGAGGGTGTTGCTACTGCTTGGGGTGCGGTCTACAAGACCATCTTCGGCAACATCTTCGATGCGACCAAGTTCTTCACTGGACTCTACAACGTCCTCTACGACTTCTTCACGAAGCCGATCTATGACTTCAACGTCTTCTTGGGTCAGTTCAAGAAGCTTGGAGGCATCAAGTCGGTAATGGATGGCATCGCAAACAGCTTTGCGGCCATCGGATCGTGGATTAAGCCACTCAAGGACGCTTGGTCTGCTATATTCCCACCCTCAAGTGCCAAGGCAATGGCAGATACCGCGAAGACCTTTGCGAACTTCACGAAGGCATTGATCCTGTCTCCGGAGACGATCAATTCCCTCACCAACGTGTTCAAGGGGTTCTTCTCGATCCTGTCTATTGGCCAGCAGATCGTAAGTGGAGTCTTCGGGTTCATCAGGAACCTCATCGGGCTCTTCTCGGCTGGACAGCCCGGTGCTTCAGGAATCCTGGCGTTTGCTTCGAATGTTA